CCGACTTTTTGAGGGTGGGGGGGGGGGGGGGGGTGGGGGGGGGGGGGCGCGGGCGGCTGGTGAAAGACCGGCGGATGCTGGAGGTATGCGAGCGGCTGATGAAGCACGGCATTCTGATCGGCGCTTACTTTTCCCAATGGTTTGCCAACACGGTGCTGCAACCGCTTGACCGGCTGATACGGGAAAGCGGCCTGTGCGACCACTACCTGCGGTACATGGACAACTTTACCTTGTTCGGGCGGAACAAGCGGAAGCTGCGGCGGCTGCGGGAGCTGATCGAGAAGTGGCTGGCGGCACACGGACTGCGGCTGAACGGCAAGTGGCAGCTCTATCCGACGGCAAAGCGGACGGTGGCGGCGCTGGGGTATCGCTTCGGGCGAGGGTATACCCTGCTGCGGAAACGAAACATGGTGCGCCTGAAACATTCTCTTTCCGTCTGCCGCCGTACCATGCGGCGGCACCACGCGATCAAGCCAGCGTTGGCGCAGGGGCTTTTATCCAGACTGGGCCAGATGAAGCACTGCAATCACGTCCACTTTTTCCAGAACTATGTGGAGACGGGCTTGCAACGGAAATTGAAATGCGTGGTCAGAGAACACGCAAGAAAGGAGCGGGCAAGATGGAATACGTCTACGGAACAAGCGTTATCGGCGGCGTAGAGCGGGAAAACCTGAAAATCGTGGGCGGCCCCGCGCTGCGGGAGGGCGAATACCTGACCACAGTGCGGGAGTATGACGACAGCAGCATCACAGACCGCTGCCGCATCGACCGGCACTATCACAGCGACACGGACGAGGGCGGGACGCGGTACGACTTCTATACAATCAGCGAGCATTACAGGTATGTGGAAAGGACAAAGTTGATGGAAGAAACGAGAAAGGCAACGGAGATCGCCTTTGTGACGCTGGCGGAGAGCGGAAGCATCGATGCTGTGACTGCGGGGGAGCATAAGAGCCTGTTTGAAACGTGGCAGACCGGCGTTGCTTACACAGTGGGGCAGCTGCGCAACTGGGGGGACAAGCTGTACAAATGCGTACAGGCGCACACCTCGCAGGCTGGATGGGAACCGGACAAGGCGGTGTCGCTTTGGTCGGCGGCATCTGACCCGGCGGAAGAATGGCCGGAATGGAGCCAGCCGGTGGGGGCGCATGACGCTTACGCAAAGGGCGACAAGGTGAGCCACAATGGAAAGCATTGGACATCAACGGCGGATGCCAATGTGTGGGAACCGGGGGTATACGGCTGGACGGAGGCGACGGCGTGAGCAGCCATTTGCAGATCATCGCAGAGCTGGAGGCGCTTGTGGAAATGCAGGCGCGTACAGTCCGGGTGCTGGCGACACGCCTTGCGGAGCTGGGCGACACCGTGACCGGGCGAGACGAGATCGCGGAGGCCGACGAGGCATACCGCAGGGCCATCGGCGGGGACGAATGGCCGGAGTGAAAGCAGGAGGACAGGAAAATGTACATCGACGCGGACACCATCATTAAGGCGGCCAGCCTTTTGGGAGCAATCGGAGCGCTGGTCGCCGCCATTGTTTCCGTGTACAAGGTCATTGAGAGCAACAAAAAGCAGAGCGAGTTCATCAACGCCATTCAGGAGGAGCAGACGCTTATCTGCTATGGCCTGCGCGGCGCGTTGCAGGGGCTTGTGGAGCAGGGGTGCAACGGGCCGTGCAAGGATGCGCTGGACAAACTGAATAAGCACCTGAACAAGAACGCGCACCCGCACATCAAGGAGGACTGACATGGCGGGAAAGCGAACGCAGGCAAAGACGAAAGGCCGGAAGAAGCGCATGGGAACCATGGACTTTATTCTGCTGATCGTCTTTTTGTGTCTGACAGTATTCACGATAGCCATGATCGCGCTGTTTACCGTGTACGGCTCTGTACCGGATACGCTGATCACCTGCGTGTTCGCCACGCTGGGCGGCGAGTGCGGCATCCTCGGCTGGATAAAAACCACAAAGGAGAAGAAGCAGGACAGGCGGTGGCAGCTTGCGGACATGAGACGGGAAAAGGAGGAGGCGGAACGGATTGCACAGCAGACAGAGGAACCGTGAGGAGGGATAGATCATGCTGGCAGGAAAGAACAACGAGGAGAAAATCTGGAATTATCTGAAAGGAGCGGGGCTGAACGACTTTGGCACCGCCGGTCTGATGGGAAACCTGTATGCGGAGAGCGGCCTTATCCCGAACAACGTGGAGAACCTATATGAAAAAAGGCTTGGCGTGACCGACGCAAGCTATACGGCGGCGGTGGACAGCGGCAAGTATCAGTTCTTCGCAACGGATAAGGCGGGCTATGGCCTCGCCCAATGGACATACTGCTCCCGCAAGGCAGAGCTGCTGGACTATGCCCAATGCTGCCGAAAGAGCATAGGCGATCTGGAAATGCAGCTTGATTTCCTGATGAAAGAGCTGCGGGAGGGCTATAAGACGGTGCTGGCCGTGCTGAAAACGGCTGGAAGCGTCCGGGCAGCATCGGACGCGGTGCTGCTGAAATTTGAGCGCCCGGCAGATCAGAGCGAGGCGGCGCAGGCCCGGCGGGCTGCGTTCAGCCAGAAGTATTACGACAAGTATGCGGCAGGGAGCGCCGCAGGAAGCGGAGGAAAGCCCATGACGGAACAAGAACAGCGGCAGAAGATCGTGAGCATCGCCCAGAGCTACATCGGATGCAAAGAGAGCGACGGAAGCCACAGGAAGATCATCGACCTGTACAACAGTCACAAGCCGCTGGCCCGTGGCTACGCCGTGAAGTACACGGACGCATGGTGCAGCACGTTCGCAAGCGCCGTCGCCATCGCGGCGAGAATGACCGACATCATCCCGACGGAGTGCGGCTGCGGAAAGCACATCGAGCTGTTCAAGAAGCTGGGGAGCTGGCAGGAGAACGACGCTTATGTGCCGAAGCCCGGCGACTATATTTTCTACGATTGGCAGGACAGCGGCGTGGGAGACTGTACCGGCAGCGCCGATCATGTGGGCATTGTGGAAAAGGTCAGCGGGACAAGCATCACCGTCATTGAGGGCAACTACTCCGACAGCGTGAAGCGCCGCACCATTTCTGTGAACGGGCGGTACATTCGCGGCTACGGCGTACCGAAGTACGGCGGAAAGGAGGCGACCGGCGGCGGGACTGCGGCGGACGCTGCACCGGCCAAGGGCGGCGGGTGCAAGGTGGGCGACATCGTGACATTCACCGGCGAGAGGCACTACACCAGCGCAAACAGCACCGTGGGCAAACCGTGCAAGCCGGGCAAGGCCAAGGTGACGCAGGTATATCAGCCGCTTGTGAGCAGGCATCCGTATCACCTTGTCGCCGTGAGCGGCGGCGGAAGCACCGTGTACGGCTGGGTGGACGCGGCGGACATCAAGACCGAAGCGGCGGCGCTGGCCGTGGGCGATCAGGTGACGATGGACAAGGCTGCCACAGTCTACGGCACCACGCGCAAGTTTTCCTTGTGGGTGTGCAGCGCAAAGCTGTATGTCCGGGCAATCAGCGGCGACCGCATTTCAGTTTCCACGCTGAAAAGCGGCGCGATCACAGGAAACGTGGACAAGAAATATCTGACGAAAGTGTAAGGAGGTACACACCATGACACAGATCATTCCCGACATCATCAACATTGTCATTGAGGCCATTTTCGCCATCCTCGGCCTGTTCTTCACCGGCGTGGCCATTCCGTGGCTGGTCAAGACCGGCATCCCTTGGCTGAAAGACAAGCGCCTGTACGGCATTGTCACCGTTCTGGTCAAGGCGGCGGAGAAGCAGCGCGAGGCAGGTACGCTGACCATCCCGAAGTACGATTATGTGGTGCAGATGCTTGAAGCAAAGGGCATTAAGGTCACGGCGGAGGTAAAGGCCGTGATCGAGGCGGCGGTTAAGGAACTGGACATCGCCGTGGACAGCGCAATCGGTAAGCTGGATGGCATTTTTGTGGAGGAAACCACCGGCAAGACGGACGGCGAAAAGGAACTGAATAACTGAAATTATCCCCCGGCTGCTATACTCATAGATATAGCGGTCGGGGGATTTTTTGCGCGTTCGCAACGAAAAATCAGTTGCGCGGCAAGGGATTTACAGGTATCATAATAAGACAAAAAGCGACAAAGCAAACCGGCGGAGCGGAACGGGCAAGACCTGACACCGCCCGCGCAAAAGCATGGGAGAGAGGAGGCTTTACGGTGCAGACCGGAGGGCGAACATTTAAGCATCTGACCAAGAACGACAGGCTGCGCATTGAGAAGTGGCAGCGCAGGGGTTTGAAGCCGCCGCAGATTGCGGAGAAGCTGCGCGTCCACGTTTCCACCATCTACCGGGAGTTGAAGCGCGGAGAGTATGAGCGGCTGGACGGGGCGACGTGGGAAATGGTGACGGCGTACAGCCCGGACATCGCGGAAGCGCGGTATCAGGAACACTTGCGGGAGAAAGGGCCAGACTTGAAAATCGGCAAAGATCACGAGCTTGCAAACTACATCGAGGCGACAATCGTTGAAAAAGAGTGCAGTCCCGCTGCCGTTCTCGGCTACGCGATGATGGAGGGGCGGACATTCGAGACCTCGGTTTCTGTGACGACGATCTACAGCTACATCAAAAAGGGCCTCTTTCTACAAATCACGCAGGTGGACTTGCCGCGCCACGGGAAGCACAAGCAGGGCTATAAAAAGGTCAAGACAAAGGACGATCAGGCCAGAGCCTCCGCAGGCGACAGCATTGAACAGCGCCCGCCGGAGGTGGAGAGCCGCGAGGAGTTCGGGCATTGGGAGGGCGACACCGTGTACAGCGGAAAGGGCAAATGCAAGACCACCAGCGCCCTGCTGACCCTGAATGAGCGCAAGACGCGGAAAGACATCATCATAGGAATACCGAACAGAAAGGCGGAAACCGTGGTCAAGGCGCTGGATGCGCTGGAGCGGAAATGCGGAGCCAAGCGGTTCAGGGTAATCTTCAAAAGCATCACCTTTGACAACGGCTCAGAATTTTCGGCGGCGGAGGAGCTGGAGCGGAGCGCCGTCAACAAGACCATCCCGCGCACCAAGGTATATTTCTGCCATCCGTATTCTTCGTGGGAACGGGGGAGCAACGAGAACGCCAACAGCATGATCAGGCGGCGGCATCCGAAAGGCACAGATTTCTCTAAGGTCAGCGCGGCGGAGATCGCGGCCACGGAGGAATGGATTAACAACTATCCTCGAAAAATCTTGGGGTACAAGAGCAGCGAGGTCATGTTCCGGGAGTGCCTGCGGGAGATCGGGCTGATCGCGTAACAGGAAGAAACCAGCACAGAGGACAATCAAAGGGAGAGGATGTGAGCAGAGCGGAACACGGGGAACTGAACAGGAAAATACACAGGCTGCCGACCATGGGATATGACGGCGGCCATATTGGCTTGTCAAAATTAGACAAAACAAGAAGTGAAAAATTGTGCGCATTTAATACTTGATTTTTTCAGGACTTCTACATCCACATATTCATTACTGCCGGTCAAGGCCAGCTTCAAATTATCGGTCTCAGCCATTCAAATCACACTCCCTCAGTTGTTTCCAAGTAAAGGCCTTCGCCTGCCCCCATGTCAGTGCACCAGCGGTGGCCCACGTGTTAAAAACGAACACATACGCCCACTCCAAATGGGCGGGCAGAATATCCCGCAGCGTCTGCGTCAGATCGTCCATATTGGGCGGAATACCGATGGTACCCACGAACTTGATCTCCAGCCGGCACTGGGCCGGATACTCCGTCACGGCCACAGCACCGTTGGAGAAGCTCTCAGCCACGTTCTGGATCAGAGCCACGGTAGTGACGCCGGCACCGCGCAGACGGGACTTGATGCGGCTGCGACGGTAATCCAGTTCCTTGGCTTCATCCACCGGGATGCCCAGCGTCTGCTCCCAGTATTTCAGGCCCCAGGTGGCGGTCTCCACGACCAGCTGATCCAGGAGGCCGTCACGGGCCTCCCAGAGGGCCAGCGCTTCTGGCTCCAGTGCTTCCTGCAGATCTACGAACTCTGGGGATCCAGCATAGAAGTCCTGGTACCGGGCAATCAGCTTTCTCACGATACCGTCACCCCCGTCAACACCGGCACAGCGTCGGCGGGCACCGTGATGTTGGCGGTACCGCCGCTCACCTGCAGAGTGGTGTAGTCCACCACGCCGGGGATGGAGAGCAACAGGAAGGCAATCCGGTTATAGAGCACGGTGTAGGTCTTGTCCGCCAGCGTTTCCAGCTGCAGGTCCACGTTGTCCGCGAAGGCGGAAGCTGTCAGTTCC